TGAGCTGCGGGAGTTGCTCAAAGTTCTTATGCACAAAACCCGGCTTTTCCTCATTGCTCCAGTAGAACATGCTGTTGCATTGGAACGGATGTGCTGGGATATGAACCAGAAGCTCATGGAGGTTGGCAAAAAGCTCCAATGTCCAAGTGCCGTCGGAGTTGATTTCTTCAGGCGACTTTTTCATCGCCTGCATAAGATTTCCTCCTGGTACGATGAAACTGATTTCACTGACGTCAGCAAGTATGACACGTCTCTTTTCGACACGTTGCTCTACGACGTCTGTGATTTCCGAAAATCGTGCCTCTACGACCAAAGCCCTGCCAACTTGAAGCGAATGGACAACTTGTACCGGGACATCGTCCGGACAAATATTGTTCTCCAGAATGGACTGATTGTTCAGAAATTTCATTCCAACCCGTCCGGTCAAGTGAACACGTCGACAGACGACACCTTGATTCTCTATAGGCTCTACGCGTACTGCTGGCTTCATGCCGGCGGACCCAATGATTACGACACCTTTATGTCGGAAGCACGCCTCTTTCTCTTTGGGGACGATTCAATCGTTCTTAAGAAGGGGGACGCTGTGCGCTGGCTATCTAGGAGTAATATTCAGAAGGGTTTTGAGTCCTTGGGTATGAAAGTTGAATTCGCTGAAAGATTCGAATTCCTTGGGCACACCATGTGCTTTTCCCCATCCCTTGGAATCTACGTGCCTGTGCTCCCCACTCAGAAAATCCTTTCTTCTCTTGCTTTAGGCGGGAAGAATAACGTCCATCTCACTTGGGAACGCGCTTGTAATCTTCGCATTTCGGCCTACACAAATCCTGAGGCGTTTCGGATCGTGGATGGTTTTTGCCACTGGTTGAGGAAGCAATTCCCCTACCTAGATGCGCGAATTCTGGTCCCGCCGAACCTCTTGCGTGCTCTGCACACCCAGGACGACGGCCCTGCTTTATTTCGAGAAAGCCGAAAAGAAGATTCCATGGACGATGCAATCCAACAGTCAACCGTCCAATGTCCGATATGCGTACGAAGGGGGTGTTCTGGTGGTCAAGGCTAACACCCCGAAATCAGCGACAATGTCGAAGAAGTCTCGGCGCAAGCGAAAGCCGCGTTCGACGACTTCTGTCAACAAGTCCGGCTCCTCAGCCGGTCGACGGCGCAAGCCATTGACGCTCAGCTTGAGGAAACCGAGGAGTCGTTTGATGATCCCTTCGACGAAAAGTCC